ACGACGTTTGGGTTCCAGCTCGTTGACTGGCGCCGCTTCTTCGGGAGCCGAAGGCGTGTCGGGATTATACCGCTCCCATCCGTTTTGTTCATCAAAATCGGCCTCTAGCGCCATTGTGGCAACTTTGCAGCCGTGAACTGGGTGTCGTAGGTAAATTGTCATAGGGTGTATAGGGGCCGAAGCCCCTATTGGTTATACGCAGTGGATAACAGCAAAATTAAGCACAACAGCTTCTGACAGCGAGCCGCCAGAAATGTTGCGGACAGTTATCGTAACTGCGCCAGCGCTTAAACCCGAAACCCAGCAGTTGTACGAACCTGCAGTAGCGTTTGCCGCGATATTTAAGACAACAATATCGTTTGCGCTGATAAGTGAGTTGTTCAAAGTAAACGTCACGTTGGTTGCACCAGCCAACGCAGCGTTATTCATGGTGATTTGTCCAGCAGCTTTGTTCAACGTAACAGCTGTTGATTTGCTGGTGGCTTGCGTAACCGTACCTTGAGCAGCGGAGGTATAGCCAAGTTGTTCATCCGAAAGAATGTACTGGGCACCGACGATGTCTTGGTCTGTATACGCAACACCAATAGGCTTGGTATTAGGCATGATCTATCCTTTGCAAGACGGGGGCCGAAGCCCCCGAGATTTTTAACCTCTACGGTAGAGAACCCAAGCACCGGTGCCGCTCTTACGAGCACGGAAGATTTGCGCCGTGCCAGCAGTTGCAACAACGGTCATTAGACCCACCAGCGTCCAACCAGTGTTAGTTACTAGCGTGATAACGCCAGAACCAGAACCGTCGACGTTGACTACCGAAAAGTCAAAAGTAACACCTGCTTTGTCTGCACTTGGGAGTGCAGCTTCTAGATCAGCTACAGTCGGCAGCGTGTAGCTGGCGGCTGTTGAGCCTGGGCTGCCTAGCAAAGTGCCGTTGAGCACTTGAGCTGCGGTCAGTGTTGCGGTTGCAGTTGCAGTCGCGGGTGTTGGGGTGACAGTAAAATCAACTTCATTGAGGTTGCCATCACCAAGCTGATAGCCGCCTGCGCCATTAGGAAGAGCCATGATAATTTCCTTTCAAATAGAGTCGTCAATGGGGGCCGAAACCCCCACCAGTGCTTAGCCCCAGAGGCGGCAAGCCATTTGTGGACGGATGGTGCTGTAACCGTACAGAACGTCGATACGGCAAGGCAGACGGTCGTTGTTGATGTCGTACTGACGAACAACACGCATTGAAATACCGTTATGAACTTGGCGAGAAGCCATGTCCACGCCTTGTGGCATCAACAGGTCGGCGGTTGCGAAAGTGATCGCATCCTTGTGATAGACCAAGTTCTGTGGGTACGAAGTTGCAGCCGAACCCAACATGGTGACAACTGCACTAGCTGCTGGCAACGTGGTCACGGTAGCCAGTGCTTGGCTTGCCGAGTACAGCGCTGGGAAGATCGACAGGGTTGCAGTCGACGAGCCGGTAGCAACAGCAGTTACGGTGAACTGTTGCAGCGAACCAGTGGACTCACGGGTCTGTGGGTTAACAGCAAACACGTTAGCAATGGTGAACACGTCGCCGACGTTCCAAGTCTTGCTCGAGCCGGTGAAGCTGATTGGCAGAGTGGACTGACCTTCGGTCGTGACAGTCGAAGTCACGGTGATCGAAGTACCCCAGTCACCGTTCAAGTGCTGCTTGATCGACTGAGACATGTTGACTTCGTCGAAGCCAAGCACGCCCATGCCCATCATGCCGTTCTTGAACTGGCGGCTGATGGTGTCGGTTGGGTTGAACAGACCTTTCATGCCTTCAACCAGACCAGCGTTAGCAGCTGGGTTAACGGTTGCGTAGCGTGGTGCCATCACAGCAGCGTTTTCGTTCAGCTTCTGCTGAGCTTGCAACAGAACGAGCGAAGTCGATGGGGTGGTGCCAGGAGTACCAACCGAGTTACCGATGTTTTTGTATGCGTTAGCAACGTCTGCATCGATGCTGGAAGCCAGCTGCGAAATACGAGGCTTCAATACACGCTCTGCGAAGTCATCCAACTGCATGGTGAGTTCAGCAGAAGTGAAGTTCACGCCGATGTGCTTCTGCGAAGCAACAGTCAGAGTGGTGAACTGTTCGTTGTCGTCCTGCACTTGCAGAGCGGCACCGTCGGTCACCAACGCGCGATCTGGTAAACGGATACGCAGTGTGGAACCAATTTTTGCGCCTTCAACGGCGAAAGAATCGTCGTATTGACGATTGACGTTACGAGTGATCACCAGGTTGTTCTCGAGGATTTCGAGAGCCTTGCGGGTGATCATGTCGATGGTAAGAATCGAGTTTGCCATGATCTAAAATTCCTTTAAAAAGTTAGCGATTACGTTGAGCTTCCCACTTTTTTATCTGCCGCTGGCGCTCCGCCTCAATCCACTCTGACGTACTCATGTTCTTGATTGAACGAGGGTCAGTCGTGTCGTAAGACGGCGAGCCAGCGCTTCGACCCGATATCGGTGCTATCGGCGGCGGGGCGCTAGTCGTTTTCTTCAAGACCGGCTCAGAAGCAATCTTTGCTTCAATCTTGCCAATCTCTTTGGCCTGTAATATGGGCGAATTCAGTGCGGCAATACGCGCGGCTTCTTTCGGATTTGAGCCCAAGTAATACGCAATATCAGGGCCAATATCCGACGCTTGAATCGTCTCAGCCATCACATTAGAGATTGGTAGCTTCGGGTTGTAGGCGACTTGTTCAAAGTCATCGTACTTACTCCGCGCTTCTTCTTCCCTATCGTGATACGCCTCAAGCAGATCCATCTTCTGCCGTTCGAGTTCACGCTTGGCCAGCAGCTCTTCTGCTTTACGTGCTGCTAGTGCTTCGGCATACGCATCAACAGAATCAAACTGTTCTGGCGGCGGTAACTCTGCAGGTGCAGGCGCTGTTTGCGCTTTGCGAGCCTGCTCGCGTTCCCACTTCCTTTGCTCTCTTGCAAGCCGTTTGCCTACGATGGCATCCAATTCTTCTTGTGTGAAGGTCTTGGTCTGCTGCTCGTTTGGCTGGTCATTCTCCGGCGCTAATGTTTCTTCAGCTACAGGCTCTGCCGTCGGTGCCTGTTCTGGCGCGGGTGAATCCGCTAACTGATTTTGAAGCTCGTCTGACATTGTCGATTCCTAAAGAATCCCTAACGTACCGCGTTAGTTCGGTTTGGGGAGAATTTACTCCCAAATTACTGTTGCAGCAACTGTTCCGCCAATTACCACATAAATTCCGTCTCGGGCGTATGCCCCATCAAGCGGCAGTAGGTACGAGGTAGCCCCCGCCGGGGTGAACACACCCAGAATAGTTCTGGTTGTCGTGGTGCCCGCAGAGTCGTAGACCGTGATGGTCGGTGTGCTCGATGCGGAGCTGACAAAAATGCCTTTGAGTTTACCGGCTGCCGGTTTGATGTTGGCAGACGCAGTGATGTAGGTGTAATTGGCCATGATTTACCTCAAGCAAGAAACTTCAATTTGTAAATCGTGGACAGGTACAGCCCAACGATCTCATCAATAATGTTTTGCAACGCAGTATCCGTCTTATCGACGACCTTGTACCGCATGTCTTCGATTTCTTCAAGCTGGTCTTGCAAAAACTCCAGAATGTTGCCTGGCTTCTTGGTCGACTGCAGCGAGATGGCGCCGATTAACCCGTGGCGGCCTTGGTAGGCTTCCGCAAACTTGTCCGCCAGCTCGACGATTTCGTCGTAAAACGTGTTCAGTGCCATGTGCTTGGAGAAGCTACGGGTGTTCAGGTGCACTGAATGGGCGACATCGCGCCCTAAAAACAGAATGCCTACAAAGTTTGCGCAGCTCATAGTGGTTGTCCTTCAGGCGGTATTTCGCCCATTTCTGGCGGTATTTGTTGCATGTCAGGGGGCGTCATGCCCATTTCTTCGCCCATTTGGGGCATTTCGCCCGGCAGTTCCAAGCCGCCTTCGCTCATCGCCAAGTCGCCGGTGCTCATAATGTCGCGCAGGGTCTGCATAACGACGTCTTGCACCTGATCGGGCGACATGGCCGCGCCGACAGCAGATAGACGTTGTGTCTCGGCTTGGTAGGCCTTGATTTCGGCTTCGAAGTTCTTGCGCTCCAAGTCCTGCACCTCGACCGATTTGCCGACGTTCTGCAGCATTTGCTGCAACTGTTGCAGCTCTTGGCCCATTGCTTCCATCTGCTGTTTGGCCATCTGCATTTCGGGCGACTCGTCGCTGCCTTCCATAATCTTCGGATCGATGATCTTGGCAAAGCGTGCTGCCATCTCCTGCGCACCAGGCCAGTCCATGTTCTTGATGAACAAATCACCTGCAACCTGCCAGAGCTGCGGGTTGGACTGCAGGATCATGCCCATCGCATCCAGTGCTTCCTGACGCTTGGTCAGGTAGGACGGGCCGGTGGTCACCACCACGTCGTACTTACCGACGCCGGGGTTGTAAATCTTGTCGATGACGATGTCGTTTTGGTCGCGAATCTCACGCACCGCTTCTTGCTGCATCGGGTCGAGCTTGACCATGTCGGTGTCGCCGTCGACGCCAATAATGCGGGCGATGCGCTGGGTGTCGTAAATCTTCGGGATCAGGTCAACAATTTGACGGGTAACGTGCCTAATAGCCCGCGCCAGATTGTCCACGTAATGATAAGTGCCAGTATCAGACTGACGCTCTCGCGCCATAATCGCCTTGCCGGAGCGCTCGTTAGACGTTGCACCCAAGCTCGTATCGTACTGGCCAGTCGTTGACTTAATATCATCAGACGCCCCCATCTTGGCTTGGATCAGCCCAGTCTGCGGCAGCGGTGGTGCGGCGCGTTGCGGTAGCGGCAGCACAGCACCCGAACCATCCGTCACGTCGGGGTTGACCTCCAGATACGGCCAGTTCTGCGTGTTGGCCGTTTTCCACTGCATCTCGTAGCCTTCAAACTGGCCACCATACCCAATGAACGGTGCCTTGGGCGCCAAGGCCAGCATCTCGGCTTCTTGGCTTGTCCAGTAGTTGTACATGCGCTGGGCATCCTTGGCGTTGCGCACCAGACCCGACACGTACAGCTTGCCGTCGACTTCAAATTCGTTGCCGATGACACGGATCACCGGAATCCAGCGGCCTGCCCAGTCGTTCGACTCGAGCATTTCATAGCCGTTGGTCTTGCACCACTTGACCCGCTTGGCGTTGACCTCGCGGCTGCGGATCGGCTTGATGCCCATCTGCTTCATCTGCTTGGCCTCGGGCGAGCCTTCGAATGCCGTGATGTTGCCAGGGTACAGGTGCAGCGTCGCGCGGTCGTACTCAATGTAGTAATACTCAGCGATTCTGACGGTGTCCTGGTTGATCCAGACCGAGATCGACTGGTCGCCCACGCCTTGCGCTTGTAGCGTTGAGAGCGGGCTGGCGTCTGGGAACATGCGCTCGTAATCCGCGCGCTGCAGGTCTTCGGTAATGAAGCACCACTTGGCATCCGCACCGCATGGGTCTTGGATGGTTGGATCCATGTAGACCGAGAAGCTGTTGCGAATGCGCGCGATCTTGATGTCCTGATCGAACGTGTCGTCGTCGCAGTATTCCGTCAGGATGCGGATGTAGCCTTCGCCGTAGGCAACTTGGTTCTCGCAGGCGGTGTCGTAGGCAACGTCGGCGTCCGAGATGTACTCGATGTGCCTGACCATGCCGTTGTAGATTTCGGCGACTTCAGGGTCGGCGCGGTCGTCAGCGGGTATAACTTTGCCGCTCGGACGGTTTTGTCTTTGGTCATTGGTGACCTGCCGTACGTGCTGGGGCAGCTTGTTAATTGTCAGCGTCGGGCGGGCGTTGATGGTCTGCCCTTGCACGGCGCCACGCGTTGCCAGCACGTCCGCTGGCCACTGCCAGTGGTTATCAGGTGAGCCTGCATAGAAACGCAGGTCGTCTAGTTCGTCTTCCCGGCTTTCAGACAGCGCAGAAATGGCCATAGTCAGCCGTTTACGCATGGTCGACAACACATCCTGTGTGTCTTTCTTCATGTCGTCTGACGGAGGATTTCCGCCAATATCAGCGACTTTTGCCGCCTTATTTATGCCGGTGTAGTCCATTTATTTCATCTTTTTGGCGGGTTTTGCCGCTGCCCGCTTGGTTGCGTACGCGATAGCGACGGCCTGTTTGACCGGTTTGCCGCTTTTAACCTCGGTACGGATGTTCTGCTTGAAGGCTTTTTCGGATTTCGACTTTACGAGCGGCATGTCACTTCCCCTTCTTCGCCGTTTTGGCCGATTGCTTAAACGCCTTGGCGGTCGGCGCGCCAGCTGAGCCGGGTTTACGCATCTTTTCGCCGCTTCCGGCCTTGATGCGCTCGCGTTTAGCGTGAATTGCAGCGTACAGTCCTGGGTCGCCTGGCTTTTTCATCAGCATTTCCACCTTTTCAATGACGCTTTGGCGCGCTCGCCATCTTTTGCCTTCGCCGCTACGGCAGACATTCTTGCGCAGAACGATTTTTTCCTGCCCTCATCCGCTTTCGTCTTCGGATTTGGCGCCGGTGCCTTCAGATTCGAGCCTGTCTCGCGGTTGTACTTCTCACGTCCCTTGGCGGTCAGGCCAGCACCCTTAGATACCGGCAGCTTCTCGCCCCGTCCAACGCTTAGCGATACGCCTTTCTTAGCCATCACGCCCCCATCCAGCCGGTTGCGGCTGTTAAACGCGGCGTGTAGCCATCACTGCGACGCGCCGCACGCTCGTAACCCGACTCGCGGCTGGCCACCGGGAACGCGAACGTCACCGCGAGGGCGTCTGCTGCATCCGGCGAGGCGAGGCCGCGTGACTTCATCTCTTTCTTGCCTTCCAAATAGATCGTGCCTGACGAATCGGGCTTTTTCATCGGGCCGGTCAAGTCCGCTTTCAATTGCCTGTCGTTGGGTATGCTGGCTGTTTTGAGCCACTCCTTCATCGCACCCCACATCTCGGCGCGCTTGTTACCCCACATGACCGGCTTGCTGGACTTCCAGCCGAAGTTCACTCCCCGCACCTTGTATCGCTGTTCTTTTAACCTGTCAAGTATGCCGTAACCCAGACCGCCTTCGTCGATGATCGTCAGTGCTGGTCGGTACTCCTCGATGGCGTCGATCACCCGACCCACAGTCGTCATGGTGTCCTCGCCGTGGTAGCGTTTGATCGCGACTAAATCCCGTCCTTGCCGAACGACGATGACGGTGGCGTCCGCGCCGCCGCGAGCTGGGTCAACGCCGATAACAATTGGCGCCGTTTCGTCCTTGTAGCGTGGCCGACTGGCGGCGTCGTCGACAGCACTCGCACCAATAAACTGATCTTCGCCAGCTGATGGAAACTCTCCGTAGACCTCAACCCTAGCCTGCGGCGAATCCTCGCCATACTCCGCAATGATCTGCTCATATATCTGCTTGTCCGTATCCTCGACCGTGCGTGAGTCGATGTTCTCCGTCTGCCAGAAGTTGCGCTTGGCGTGGAAGCACTCGTAGAAGTACCCTTGGTTGCGCCGTGGGTTGGAAAACGCGAACCAGTACCGGTCTAGGATCGGTTCCGTGAAGAAGCCCGCACCGACCGACCAGATCGCGTCCGGTATACCCGAGGCTTCGTCGAAGATCAGCATCATGCCGTCGTGGTTGTGCACACCGGCGTAGCTGTCCGGATTCTCTTCCGACCACAGCTTGCCTTCCGCCGCCCAGTAGCGCGTACCCTTTTTCAAGTCACGCTCGACCAGCTCGGTTAGCCACTTGGCAGGTGTGAGCTTGGTTGCGCTGATCTCCCACCAATGGTTGTTGATCACCATCGCCTGCCACTTGGTCAGCTCACCCCATGTGACTGATCGGAGCTGCGCCTCACTGTTGGCTGACACGATCACACTAGACCCGATGCGGGTGGTCAACATCCACAGCACTAGCCAGCTGACCAGCGCCGACTTGCCGATACCCCGGCCAGACGCAACCGCTGTGCGCAGGGCGTCCATGTCGACCTGCCCCTTGTTGGTCTTGATGTGCGTGGCAATGCGTCGCAGTATCTTGCGCTGCCAAGTGCGCGGCCCTTTGAACTTGGCCAGCGGTGTGTTGGCTTGCCCCCACGGGAACGCAAACAGCACGAACGCTTCGGGGTCGTCAGCTATCTGCGGCGCCCATAGGCGCGCCATCAGTAACTGTTCGCCCTCGGCGTCATAGATCGGCTGTTGCGCCATGTGTCAGTTTAGTGGGCAATGTTTGTGGTTGCTGTTCGGTAATCAGACCGTCAATGACGCGTTCCTGCGCCTGCTGCAGCGCCTGCGTGATGCTGATCCGGTTCGTGATGTCGACACTAATCTCTTGACGTGCTGTCCAGCCGTGGCTGTGCTGCAGGATGGCCAGCGCCGCCTTGGCGTCGCCTGCGCGAGCTGCGTTGCGCAGATGCAGGCTAGCCTCCATCTCGGAGTCAGCGCGGCCCTTTTGTTCTGCCATCGCAGCCGCTGGGTCGAGCTCGCACAGCTGCCGGTACTCGGTTGGCAACATGCCAGCAGCTAACGCCAGCGAGTCGCCCTTCAGACCCAAAGCCGCTGCGTCATAAATCGCCTGGAGACGCGCTTCGGTCGCCTCCACTTTGCGCGGGGTGAACGGGATGGATTTGAACATGGCTTGATGGTAACGGATTTCTACAAAAAATAAAAAAATTTTGTCTGACACCTCCGTGGTCGTGACCGGTTAGGCGCGGGCCCCCACCCCCCTCCCCCAAAGTTAGTGAGCACTTACTTCATGCAGCCAGGTTAGTGAGTACTAAATTACAAGTTAGTGAGTACTAACTTACAGTTATCAGCCTGGCAAGTTAGTAAGCACTCACTAACATCTGTGGGCGGTTTAGGTTGCCAACAAAAAGCGAGGGCCGAGGGCCCTTTTTTTTGTTGCTTTTTTGTATATAAATCTGTGAATAACTTTTTTGTTGTCAAAAGGCTATGTAGGCAATGTAGGCAATGTTGTCATGGAAAAAAAGTCGCAGCGCGCGCAGGTATGCGCACGCCATGGCATGGTACTGTTGCCATATAGATATCAAAAATAAAGTTCTTAAGATTGGATAGATTAAATAGCCAACATAGCCAACAAAAAGCCAAAAGCCTTGCCAATCCTCGCATCCCACGTTGGCAAACCACGCGCCAACAATAGCCAACATTTCACCCAAACCGCCTACAAATCCGCGACGCAAATTAGTGTAAAAGATTCTTTTGCATTTCCGTTTTTTGTGCTATTGTGTGCGGGCAGTAAATGATTGTTTTACCAGGTGAATGCCTATTTTTTAATCAAGGGAGCAATAAATGATTACTTTCGCTGAATACATGGCCTTTTTTGATCGTTGGATCAACTATCAATTTCCGCGCGCCGAAGATGCTGCGCATGTCAACGAGATCCTGCAGGCCGTGGGCCGGATCGTGTCTGATCCTGAAGAGTTAGCGTATTGGGCCGAGCGCGACAATTGGTCAATGTACTACTGCGCAAAAGAGGCTAGCCATGTTTAAAGATGTTCTTACCATTTTCAGCGCACTATTCATCGGCGCGTGGCTTTACGTGTTGCTTGTTTTCATAATGTCAATGTGAGGTGTGAATCATGAGAGAAACTGAACTATTCGGCCACGAACAATTTGTGTGCTATTGGCGCTGCGGTATTGATGACCACGTCACCGAGATTCACGGCGCTGATTTCTTCACCAAAGAAAACGGCTATTCGGCGGACGATATCGAGGCGCTCGCCAACATATTGATCGGCGAATCGGCGGACATCAGCGGCCCGACTCAGTCGCACTACGCCCTGCGCATTATGTAATCAACTATTAAGGAGCGCATCATGAAAGTTAAATCCGACAATTTCACGTCAATGAAAGGCCACGTCGCCGATGGCTGCATAGTAGTCGCACCTTCCGGTAAAGAGTTCACCCTTAAAAACACTTTGAAAGGGTGGATTCTTAACGGGCCGGATGGTTTGCCCTGCTCCGGTAATTTGCCGTCCGCGTTCGACGTCGAATACTTCGTTGTAAACGGTCTGCAAACTCACTAAAACCGCCGCCGGACGGCTTCCGGCTTTACTTTTGGGAGAATGTAAACATGGAAAAGCAAACTTATAACGGCTGGACAAACTATGCCACTTGGCGCGTCAATCTGGAAATGTTCGACGGTTCCGAAGGGACGTGGACAGCGGACTCAGCGCGCGACTTCGTGGAGGACGTCATCATCGACTCCACGCCCGACGGTCTTGCGCGCGACTATGCGCTCGCCTTCATTGAAGACGTTAATTGGCACGAAATAGCCGCGCACTACGAAGCCGAGCAGGAAGACGACGAAGAAACCGAAACCGAGGAGGAATAAGACCATGCAAACAATAAACATCGACGGCACTACATATCGCGTCAAATTCGATCGCGATCCGCTCGAATTAGCCAAGCTTGCGCGCAAACCTTGGAAACCAAAGAAACCGAAAGACATCCGCAAGTTCCCCCGCGATCGCGGCGTGCCATTGTCAACCGGCGACTATATTCGCCAATTCGAAATTCTTAATTTTTTGGTGCCGTGCGATTATGAGCGGATGCCAAATTACTCCGGCACGGCTTTATACGATCCGACAATCCCACTATTTGAGGTGCTCAATGATGACGAATAACGCACGCGATGACGCCCGCGCTGTCGCTGGCGCAAAAAATCGGCCCTATCCGCACTATTTGGAGCGCGTAGAGCTCTTACTTGACGATGTTATGTTCAGGCTTTGGGTTGATTTTGAACCGGCCGATCGGGCTGTCGGCGTTAATGCCACCGCTTGGATAGTCCACGCCCACGTGGGCGATAGTCCGGCGGATATAGCCGATTATCTGAACGAAGCGACTATTCTGCGCTTGGAAAGCGAAGCGGCGGATTATCTATCAGGCGGCGACTGATGGCCGCGCTCATAGGACTATTACTTGCCGCTCTAGCTGCAATCCTGCTAGGATTGTGACGCCGGAAGCTCCCTCCGGCGGCTAGAAGCGACTTTAGGCCCGCCCTCCGGCGGGCTTTTTTTTACGCCAGCGCGCCCCATTGATCGGCCATTGCGGCGGCGATCCCTGCAAACGTCGCACTGCGGATTTTCCATCGATCCGGTGACGGCGGCAGGTTGTACCACTCCGGCAAGCTCCTGCCGCTCTTGGTGACGTGCCGCGCGCCCTTGTCGACGATATTCGTCGGTGTAAGCGGCGGCAGCCCCTGCAACCATAAGCACGTGGTTTTCGTCGCCTCATGGCCGAACTGCCACGGCTGGATGATCTGATCGGGTTTTCGGATTCGGCTGGAAATGATGCTCACAGGGTTTTCCAGCGCGATACGCGGTATCGGCGCGGCCAAGAGCTCACGCACGAACTCGAGCGCCTCGGCTTGTTCGGCGTGCTTGTCTTTGAACCACCGCGCACCCGACACGGCCAGATGCGTACATGGTGGATGCGCGATCATCAAATCCCAACCATCGGCCAGAATGTCGCGCACGTCGCCCTGATAATGGGGTCCAGGCGCGTCACTCGGCAATAAATCGCACGATAACGCATCATGCCCCGCCCGCAGGAACGCATCCCGCACGGCCCCGCTATACTCGCACGCCACTAGCACGCGCATCATTTCACCAAACGCACGGCGGCGGGCGGTGGGATTTCTTCGACCATGCGGCGCAGCTCCGACTTGCTCGCATTCGCCATTTCAGGCGCGCAGAATATATGCTTCTTCGTGCTGAACTCCCGCGACGCTAAACGGCCCATGTCAACCCAACCGGCCTCACGCAGCGCGTGTAAGAGCGCCTGCTGGTATATCTTCGCGCTGCCCGAGCTTCCCTGCAGGCGGTCACATAACGCATGGAACGGCCCGCCGATCACGCCTGACGCGAACTCGCCCAGGCGACGCTCCATCATGTCAACAAGGTAGGATTCGCCCGCACTGCGGCCCTGCTCCACCATAATGATTTTCGCCTCAGTAAGCGGTGGCGTCGCGCCCGGATTGAATCGGCTCACGTCGCGCTTATAAAGCCAATCGGCGGCCACGGCCAGCCCGCCCGCCTTGTACCAGTCCCAAATGGCCTGCGCGGCGGGCTGCGTCATGCGCTCCGCCTCGGAATACGTCACGAACCAACGCCGATCATCACCGGCTAACGACAACGGCACGCGCTCATTCGAGAACGCGAGCACGAAAATGCGGTTCAGCGCCTGGTACGGGTGCAAGCTCTTGCGGTTCACTTGCAGGAACTCCGGCGGCGCGGCGATGATCGGCTTTAGATGGTTCTCGAGCGCGCGACGGTCTTTCGCTTCGCTCTGGCGCAGCTCTTCGAAGACCATCACCTCGGACTCGAGCGCATAGCCCCATTGCGACGTGATTTCTTCGTTGCGTACTATCTTGACGTTCGCCAGCGCCTCGCCACCGATGCCCCACAGGAACGGCTGCCACATGGTGTCTTTGCCCGAGCCCGGGTGTCCGATATGCAGCACGGCATGGTTGATCTTCTGATTCGGGTGTTGCAGTTTGTACGCCATCACGTTCAAGACGTGCTCACGCTCGACGTCATCGGGAATCATCCGCTCGACGTGCTCGAGCCACGGCGACGCGTCACCGGCCACCGGCGCGGGTCGCTGATTAATCCAACGGTTGCCGAATACTTGGCCCTCACGCGACACTAGGACGTTTTCGCCTGCGGCGTATGTGATGCCTGCTAACGCGAGCGCACCCTTGGCCTGTCGGTTCTCGTCAAAGCATACAGACGCCTCAATTCGGCGTTTCTGTTTGCTCGGGTGGATTGAATAACAGGTGACGTGTCGAAAGAGTGCATTAAAAGTACCGCGCGCAACCTCTCGCCGATCTTGCAAATCAAAGTAAGCATCATCCTCTTGAATGTATGCAAAGCGCTCATACCAGCCTTCTTTCGTGGTTCTATCCAATTGCTTGCGCTCAACCTCGGCAATCACCTCGGCGCCCTTGTCGGGAAATGCCTCAGTCGGTTGCAGCTTCGAGAGCGTCTGATCCATCACGGCGGCCAAGAGCTCATCACGCAAGCCTGGCGCGTGCTTCGGGCCGCCCTGCGCGGCCACCCAATCGAGAAACGTATGCGAGTCGAGCTCAAGGCAGTGCGAGTGCAGGCAGCAGTAGGCGCGCATCGAAGGGTTGTACCGGCCTTCGGGGTTGCCATCGGTATGCTCGCCCGAGTTCGGGCAGATGACACCGGCCCAGCCCTGCGGATTCGGGCGCGAGAGTAGCAGCCCCTGCCCCGACAACCATGCCATCACGTCGTCCGCGCCATCGTCGGACAATCGGATCGGGCGCAGCGTCAGCGAGTCGGCAGGTGCTGGCGTCACGCCAAGCCCTGCGCAGAGCTCATCCAACGTGTACTCGCGCTCGGGGTGGAACTCGACTAAACGGGCTGCAAAGCGGTTCTTGTTGGGTTTCAGGTTGATCGAACCTGGTAGCCGGAAGTTGCGCACCGGGTTGCAGGCGCCGGGGTCGGTGTAGCCTGCATCCGCTATCGCGCGGATGGCGGCGGCGTACTCGCCCTTCGTCGGCTGGTCAGAAAAGGTGTAGCCCCACTGGTACGAACCCTCGGACGTCTCGATGATCCACGTCGGCGGCGCAGCAGGCGTGTTGGGTGCCTTCTCGGGGTCGCCTACGTCATCGAGCACCATCACGAGCACGTACTCGCAATTCGCAGCGGATGCGCTCACATGGCCGTCCTTGAATCGGTCGATGATGAACGACGCCGTGTTGCCGTAGATGGCCCAATCGGGTTTGATGTTGTGACTTGGTAGGTACGCAGGCCACGTACACTTGATGGCTCCATCGGCGTGGAACTGCAGCTCACCGCCTTTGAGTTGTGGTTTCTGGCGCACAATCAGCGCCGTCTCGCCTTCAGGCGCAAGATTCTGGTAGTATTCTAGAAATTCCATTGCAGTCCTTGTAGTTGAAGAAGCCACCCCGCCAGGTGGCTTTTTTATTCGACGACGGTTTCGTACACTTCACAAGACTCGGAACAGCCACCGTCTTCATTTATAGCCCCTATACGCATAGGCGCGTCTTTTGTCTCCTCATACAGCTTAAACAGGCCCACCGTATCGATGTTTTTTCTGAAAAACACGCGGTCGCCCACCTGCGGGCCGTGCGACCGGTATTGCTGTTCCATACGCCGATGAAAATTGTAAATGCTTGGGTCGCGCGCAATTTGCATAAAATGCTTTTTAATTGATTTTTTGTAACATCCTTGGCAATTACCTTCAAATTCATCAATGCCTAAGTCAAACGACTGCTCTCCCCACCAATCTAAGATTGTATCTTTGTCTGCAGGCCAGACGTCGATCAACGGATACTCAATGTTATTGACGCCAGCGGTTTTACTGACACGGCGCTTTTCATCCTCGCGAATACCAATTGCCGTTGGGATCGTTCGATAGTCATAACCTAGACTGCGCAGGTATGAGTTCATCGGGTTGATCTTTAACTCGCGCGTGCAATAGGGAAACGCCATGTTCGGGATTCCGTATTTCTTAATGACTTCCTCAAACGGTTCACCGCACCGCGCTGCCGTTGCGTAATCGACAACCTTATGTGTGCAGGCCACGCGACCTTCATGCACTACGGCCTCGAGCCACACCGTGTTAAATCCAAAATGCGTGTCGCAGTTATGAATAAACTCCAGCGTCTTTGGGTGCTCCAAGCCCGTATTGGCGAATGTGACAATAAAATCGTATTTGTCTGACCAATTATCAATTAGCAGTTTGGTCATGTAGGCGCTGGTACGCCCGCCTGAAAACGAGATGTGGTATTTAGGTTTCATTTGCCGTACCTCGTCATCACTTCAACCTCTGCCGACAATGGCAGACCATTCGCCCAATCGGGCGGCGTACACATCACTTGTTGCAGGGTATTGGGTGCATCGGGATTGGCCGTCTCCAGAACGATCTCATCATGTACGTGCAGCACTACCTCATCCAGCTGGCGTAAAGAATGCCGCAGCAGATCGTTGGCGACTGCCTGCGTAATATTCTCACAGGCCAGCCCCCGCCACAAGCGAGCACGCGGCCATTCCTTCGCATCCGCTGCCGGTTTCCAAGCGGCCTTGACGTAAGTAATCTCGTCACCCTCAAACTTAGCAAACGGATAGCAAAGAATGCGACCCGAGGGCAGCGCGTACCAGAGATGCTGCTTGTCATACAGGTACGTCACACGTCCGGCGGAGAACTCGCGTCCAGGGTTGCGCAGAGCGCGGGTGTACGCCTCTTCGAGCTTGGCCCAGTAGCGCACCGCCCACGCATTCGAGCGGCGCCATGCGTCGACAATCCGACGGGCGTCGGACTCCGGCAGGATGACGCCGTAATTGCGACCCATCGCGCTGAAAGCGCCAATAGACCCCCCAAATCCTAAGCTCAAAATTGCCACCTTGCCTACTTGGCGTTGCTCTTTTGATACTGTTTCTTCAGCTACGCGGTAGATACCGGCGGCCTCACGCTTGTAGATGTCACGACCATCGCGAAAGACTTGCAGCACCTCATCGGCCTGCGGGTCGGCGGACGCCCACGCGGTGACACGCGCCTCGACGGCAGACCAGTCAGCGACAACGAATTGTTTACCGGGCGCAGGAATCAGTGCGGGCCGGAGCATTCCCTTGAGAACATCAGTAACGCGTTTTCCAAATCTTGGGGTGATGCTGTGGCCTCTGACCATAGCGTGCCGTACATCATCGGGCTCTGCTGCGCACTTGCGGGTGAAGTTGTGGACTTGAGCGCCGTAGCTTGACGCGCGCCCAGTGGCCGAACCTCCTGCGAAGACAAATGCACCTCGTACACGGTGATCAACTTCGTCAGCCAGCTCGCTAAGGCGGCTGAACTTCGCAACCGACGACGCCCAGAGATCGTCGGCACATTGAATGACGTCCGCAACATGGGTCGGAATCTCATCGGGGTTTTCCTCTGCAAAAGCCAATAGATTGGCGCGTACCGCCTTATCGATACTGTACTTCAAGTCGCCGTCTTTGTAGACCTCCATCATCTTCAACGCCTGCGGCCCGACGCGCTCGAGCACCCACTGGCGCATCTTGGGGCTGCGCACCGACAGAATCTCACCCTCGGTCAGCTCGGCTACCAGCGTCTCGATCTCTTCGAGCTCGGTCGACGCGTACTTAATGGCGGCCTGCGCAAGTGGCAAGTCCAGCAGCACGCCACGGTCGTTGATGCGCTCGTTGACATGGTAGTCGGCGAGTTCTTGATCTGAGAGCGGACGCATGGCCTGACTGACTGCGCGCATGGTACGTACGTCCTGCTCGCAGTAGCGGATCATCTCGGCCAGAAGGGCGGGATCGTTATTAAATGATCCATCAGCGCGGGGTATAGATAGTGCTCGTATGAGCTGGTTGCCTCGGTGGTCTTTGCGCATGTTGCTGCTGATGGCGCGTCCGACGTCTTCAAGGCTGCCCGGTAGGCAGTTAGCACGCGCTTGTGCAGCGGTGCAGACGAACTGCTCGAGCCGAAAGTCACACTCAAGGACGTAATAGAAGATGAGCCGCTCGAACGCGGCGTTGTGCGCGTATATCGGCCCGGTGTGGTTGCGTACGGCATCAGGGAATGGCTGGTCGGGCGTCCAGGTGACAACGTCATCGTCACCAAACGCATAGGACATGCACAGAACATCCGTGCTTGCATCTTGAGCATAGTTATACACTCCCTTGCTTGTGAGATCGCAGCGGCTGCGCGTCTCGAAATCCACGAATAATGGTTTCATAGTTATAGGTGGGGTACTTCGACTGCGTCTGTGCCGCATTGCATCCAGTTAGTTACCGGCGCGGCGCACACAGCATCCGTCTTTTCCCCCATGTTACTTAGCTGCGACGACGACGTGCTGGTGCAGGCGCTTCTTCTACCTGCGCTGGCGCTTCGGCTTCGTCACGCTCGCCGTCCATGCCGACCCACTCGACGATCTCAAAGACCGGCGTGTAGATGCGACCGTACGACTTGTGCTGATAGTGCTCTTTCTTCAAGCGCACCACCGGCACCGGCTTGCTCTGATCCTTTTCGACCTGCTGAGCAATCGCAACGGCTAACTGCTGTACTGCACGCTTACCGCCAACAGACGTCACGGTGTAACGTGCTTCCATGTCCTTGTCAGCGCCAGAGAGGCACTTCAACGACATACCGACCTGCGGCTCCCAACCCTTCTTGGCGTTCGGTGGCGCTGCTTCCATCTCTGGTAGCGGCTCGGTGACAGATACCATCTTCTCACCTAGCACTTCACCTTCGCCCCAGGCGATGAAACCATGCAGGAACGAGAACGGATTAACCGCCCACGTTGCATCGTCCTCGACTTCGGTTTGGTCAGCACCGAACACCCAGTGACCGGTCTTATCCATTTTCAGGATGACCGTACCGGCTGGCCCGACTTCTGTCTCGAGCGCACGCAGTGCAGTAGAAAGGGTTGAAACGGCAGGCAGGTTAGCGCCTTTGAAGGTTACGATATTGGACATTACTGTACTCCTTAGTTAAGTTTAGAAAGGGCTGCAGTCAACTGCTTCCCGATTTGCAACACCGCTGGCCTCGGATCAGACTCCGGTGCCAACGTACTACCCGACGATACGGCCACGACCAGATCGGCGGGGAAGTCTAGTTTAGCCTTTTTCAAGACTTTTTCTAACTGCGCAGGCGACTTTATCTTCGTCTCATACGCATCTTCTACACCTTTGGCGTCAACCCACGCCTCAATCGCTTCTTCTTTGACCCACTGACGACGCGCTTGCTTGGCGACTAACTTGTAGCCAGGCACGGGTTGACCTTGCTCAAGCATCGTCATCGCCAGCTCACGCAAGTCACTCAAGTAACTCTCAATCGCGGCAGCCTGCTGCAGTTGCTGACTGATCTGCTCAGCAGGCAAGTTAACCAGCTGCAACTTCAGCGCACGCTCAACCGCGCCCGTCATCTGCGGGCAGATCGGCTTGGCGGCACACCAGCGGCAGTGGTCGCCCCACTGCATCGGCGCGTTCGGCCAGCTCGACAGTCGCACGGCGTACAGCAGCTCTTGCTCGAACTCCTTGACGCGCTCGACTGTCGTTATCCAGCGACGGATCGCAGGCGGCTGCACGATGATGCACTCGATCTCGGTGGCACCCTCGAACACCCACTTAGCTGCTTCGGTACGCATGGCAGCGGCTGCATAGAAGAGCAGCTGCGGATTCTCTTCGGCGTCAACGACTACCCCGTCACCGAACTTCCAATCGATAACGAATGCACGGTTATCACGGCGGCCAAGTAGATCAGTGCTGCCGAACACGTCAGGCAGAAAATCGCCAAAATCAACGCGAGTTTCAACCATGTACTCCATTCGCTTTTCTGGATCAATTTCATCGAGGGCCGCGAGAGCGGGAATAATTTTCTCATCGATTAGCTCCTGGGTAAGTACCTGATCTTTGTAGGTGGCGCCGATGCACTGCTGTGGTGGCTTGTCGAACTCGAGCAACTCAGCGATGACGTTGTGCAGCAGCGTGCCACGGTCGGCGTGTTCGCTTGATGGCTTGGGCGGCATCTTGGCGCACAGGTTGACTGACGCTGGGCAGTTGATGACGCGCTTGGCGGTGGAACCGCCGACGATGGATGAATGTTGCACTGTACGCTCCTTTAGTGTTTTGAGCCTCGACTGTACCCCCGCAAATAATTCTTGTCAAACACTTTTTTAGGGTGTTATATTTCGGCCATGCGTGAGTCAGAGATCGAGAACTATTTTGTGTGGGCCGTCGAGCGGGCTGGCGGCAAGACGTACAAGTTCAAGTCTCCCACACAACGCGGGGTTAGTGACCGCTTAGCGTGTATGCCTGATGGCACCACATGGTTTGTGGAACTGAAGACGAAAGGTGGCCGACTGTCACCCCTACAGAAACGATTTGCCGCTGATGTTACTGCGCTGCAGCAGAACTACGCGTGCCTATGGACGAAAGAACATATTGATGGGTGGATTACAACTCAGGCCGTACCAGGACGAAGCGGCTGATTTTTTGTACGAGCGTGACCGCGCGATGATCTTGGCGCCCGTGGGTGCAGGCAAGACCGCGATCACGCTAACCGCCATGCAGGCCATGATCATGGACGGCCACGCCAGTCGCTTTTTCGTACTCGCGCCCAAGCGCGTCTGCACGGACGTCTGGCCGGTAGAGCAACCGAAGTGGGCATCTCAACTTGAGATTAGCGTAGCCGTTGGGTCACCCAAAGATCGTGCAACAGCACTGGCCTCGGTTTCGCCGATAGTGGTCACTAACTACGACAACATCCAGTGGCTGGCTGAGCAAGACCTGTCGTCGTTCGATGCCGTGGTGTTCGATGAGCTCACCAAGCTCAAGAACCCCTCCGGCGCGCGGTTCAAGGCGCTGCACAAGATCATCGACCAGTTCAAGATACGCTGGGGTCTGACCGGCTCGTTCACCAGCAACGGGCTGGAAGACGTCTTCGGGCAGTGCAAGATCGTCGATGAGAAGCTCTTAGGCCGCGCCAAGGGCGCCTTCCTGCAGCAATACTTTGTATGTATGAACCGCGACTTCGGCGAGTGGATGCCCCGCCCGAACGCGTTGCAGCAGGTAATGACACGCATCAAGCCAGCGACGTACGTGCTGGAGCCTGGTGAGTACCGCGACAAGCTGCCGCCCTGCCACGTCGTCGAGCTGCGTTGCCAGCTGGATGACCGCGGGCCATACGAGAAGATGAAACGCGACTTTGCGGTACAGTTTCCGACTGCCGAGGTGCTGGCCGCCAACGCGGCTGCGGTAACAAGCAAGCTGCAACAGATGGCCAGCGGGTTTGTGTACGACAGTCAGCGGGTGGCGACCGCCGTGCCTGGGCAGTTCGCGGCGATTAAACAGTCGATCTGGTTTAGCAATCACAAGTTTGAGCGATTGGACGAGTTACTCGAGGAGAACCAACATGCCAATACGATCTTGGTTTACCAGTTTCAGGAAGAGCTGGCGGAAATTAAGCGTCGCTATCCGAAGGCGCAGACGCTTGATGATGAGAAAGCAATTGAACGCTGGAACGCTGGACATATCGAACTGCTGGCCGTCCATCCGAAAAGCGCGGGGCACGGACTCAACTTGCAGCACGGCGGATGCCATATGGTCTTCATCTCGCTCCCGTGGAGCCTCGAGCTGTACGAGCAGACCATCGGACGTCTGCATCGTTCCGGGCAACTGCGCGACGTATGGGTGTATGCACTTTTGGCCGAAAAAACGGTCGACGAGAAAATCTACGCAGCATTACACGACAAACGAGCAATCTCAGACATCGCAATGGAGGCGCTGAAATGAACCTTGCAGAACAACATGCCGAACGCTTGCTAGACCGCGCGCGGGATGAGCACGACATCAAGGCGGCAGAGCTGCTGCGCAAGTTTGGACGGGTGCACGCCGTGGCCACCGAAATGGCACGCGCCAAGACGCACGAACACCGCAACGCGGCGTACAACGAGATGATTGATTTAATCAAAGGTAAAGCTGAATAGGAGACGACCATGCCACTACTTACCGCTGCTGTACTCGCTGCTGCCGGGCACTCGGTTAGCGCCAACAATTACTTAAGCTACACCAACGACATCAGCGTGCAGACCGTGCTCACGCAAGACCGCCCTGACTGGTGCCGAGGGCGCAAGCTGATGTTCGACATCGACGGGTTGCAGCGTGCCTACTACGGCTGCTGGAATGACTCGCAAGGGTTTGCGCACATTCTGATGGCCGATGGCAGCCAGCGCATCATGCCGATTACGCAATTTTCTAAACTGACTGGAGACGGGAAATGACTGACTTTACCAAATATGAAACACAGCGCGAGATACTGATCGACTACCTGCACGTTATGATTGCCCGCTGCGACTGGCACGGCGTGGCCGACGTCGCGATGGACTTGCGTGAACTGGAGGCCGAACACCGTGAGAAGAATTGATTACTGGAAGGCTAAGCTGCCTGCTGCACGCGCCGAAGAGCGGGCGCGGCAGCGCGAGCTAAACCAAATGGAGCGCGCATTCCAGCGCGCAGTTGACGAAGTGACACGGATTGAAACAAGGATAGAAAATGAAAAAGTTAAGCTGGCGCGCGTTAAATGATCAGCTGCCCACGCTGACTGAGGAAGAGGTGTTCGCCATGTTGACCGATGAGCTCTTGCATGAGAAGCGCAGCTCGATCTTGCAGCGGCTGCACCAGCGCTACTGCGCGTTGCGTGACGCCCGTGAGCGGGTCGAGGTGCTAAGCCAGGCGGTCAGACCATGAAATGTATGACCTGTGGCGAGCGTACCTACGTCGTCAATGTTATCCGTATGGCCGGTGGCCTGCGCCGCCAGCGTAAGTGCAAGTCGTGTGGGGCAGGCGCGTACAGTGCCGAGGTGTGGCTGAAGGCGACCGCTAACGGCGCCGAACCTGTTTATACTAAAGAAGAGGCTGCGTTAATAAAAAAGAAAGCTGTTGACGCTCGCCGCGCAAATGAAGATAGGAGAAAGAAAGATGCTTCGTGACGGTTATTTTATTAAGGAAGAGCCGCCCAAGATTGGGTCGCATTACACGCCGCAGTTTTATCAGAAACCCACAACGCCCGAAGAGCGCTTTGTGCAAGACGTGATGTTGGGTATCATGCCCTACAAGGAATCGCCGCTCACCAAGCTCTTGGGGAGGCTGCTACGGATATGAAAGACCTCGTTGTGGTGTACTACGCGGCCATCGCGGTGGCCACGTTTACCTTTCTTGCCATCGGTCTGCCGGAGCCTAAGGGGCCATCGCCCACCGAATGCACCGTCAAAGACACGACCATCTGGCAGACGACGCGGGATCGCGTCATTTGCCAGCAGCTGCGCCGTCGTTTGGTCTAAGCGATCTTGGCGCCTGCTTGCAGCTGCGCCAACGTCAACCCGCCGGTGTATTGAAAATGGGCCATTTCGCGAAAACGTCGCCAATCACCGGCCCATTCCAGTCCTGCTTCTTTACCTAGTCTGCCGACGGTCTGCCAGACAGGGTCTTTGGCATCCCATACGGGTTTGCCATTGCGGATTGGCACCACATCCACAGCACACCGGTGATTATGAAAAGACTGACCAGCGCGTGCATTGGTGACGATCTTCCCTGGTTTGGTACGCCCTTGCGCGTAAAGCGCTTCCTGACTGGCGTTGTCACGGTAGGTACTGGTGACCAGCAAGTCGATGCCCTGCGCCTTGGCGTTGCTTAGAAAACAACCGACCCGCTTCCGTACTTCGGGCAGCAGATCGTCCAGACTGCGGCTGTTGATCATCCCTTGGTGACCATACCGACGATGCCCGCCAAGGCCAGACCTACGGTAACGATCTGGTCTGCCATCGCTGGCGCAATGGGCACGCCCATCGCGGTCAAGAACAACAGAACGCCACGCCATGTGGATGGCTCTTTAGCACGATCTAGGATGTAGCTTTTCATAACACCTCCTGTGGTTACTTGTCCTGCTTGTGGTCAAGTTTGTCGAAGATTTTACCCAGCATGTCGCGTATCTCACGCAAATCTTCTTTGTAGTGCTCGCGCGTGACGTAGGTGTGCGGCATGGCGCGCACGTCAGTATCCAACCGATCTAACGAACGATGGATGTTGTTGAGCACCCAGCCACCGAAGAAGCCCGCGATTGCCACCGCAATGTTGAAAAGAACTTGCGTGTCCATGACTACTCATAAATGATGTTGATGGTTCCAGCGTCAAAGGTGTCTGTGCCGTTGACTGTGGTAATGCGTACTCGGTCAAGAACGCCACTTAAAGCCAATGAACCAGTTATTACGCCGCCATAACCAGCCACAGAATTACTATAGTTTGCACTAGCAACCCATGTATTCCCAGTAACATTAAGCAAAACTAAACATCCACTATAAGCGGCAGAAGCAGCTTGCTGAACTAACAAAAAGCCTGTTGTATTAGTGTTAGATGCGCCGGATGATCCAGCTACATACGCATATCCTGACGCATACCCTGTCGTTATAAAAGAACCCGATCCAATCTGAAATAGCAAATTACTTGTGCCGTTCGTACTCATCCCGCTAAACATCAGCGTAATCCGACGCGCCCAACTTGGAATTGACGTAAATTCAATTGCCGTACCAGATGTCGAAGCTACAGCCGTTGCTCTCTGCAAGCTGTCATACACCGCACCGCTGTTCGTAGTAACACCTGCGCTACCGTTAATAGTGACTGCCATAATCAGCCCTCGTAAAGAATGTTGATGGTTCCGGCGTCGAAGGTGTCGGTTCCGTTGACCATTATCATGCGAACACGGTCTAGCGTTCCAGAAAGCGCGAGGCTTCCTGTTAAGGTATAGCCGCTATTAGCACCACTTATGCTGGCGCCTCCAAAAGCGACCCAGGTATTTCCGCTGATGTTTAGTAACTGAACAACGCCGTTATAAGCACTAGCCGCAGCAAACGCTTGCCCAAGTATGACAAACCCGCTTGTGTTTGCGGTAGCCGTTATCGAGTTTGCGTTTGCACCGCCGATAACAGTTGAAGCATACCCGCTTGTCGTAAAGGAGCCGCTACCGATTTGCACTTGAGCAATACTGGTTCCGCTAGTTGATATGGCGCTAAACGCTACCGTAATTCGTCTGACCCACGACGGTAAACTTGTAAACTCAACGCTTGTACCAGACGCGGTAACCGCAGTACCTGCTTTTAGCTGCCCATACGCGCCGGTAGACGCAACTGTAAACTGCGTCGTGCCATTACTTTGGAGCGCCAGATCGCCGCTGGTGTCAGCGGTCTGGATATAGCCTGTTGAAGTTGATGCGTTAAGAGTGACCGCCATAATGTTTACTCCGCAGGTTGTTCAGCTTGTGGTTCAGCAGGCGACTCAGCAGGCGCTTGCGCAGCTTGAATCGCTGCAATTTCTTCAGCAGTCAGTTCTACTTGGGTAACTTCACCAGTCTGAACATTGACAACGATTCTATGCATGATTTACCTCTTACTCGTAAAGGATGTTGATTGTGCCAGCGGACGGCGTTGTATCAAAGGTGTCTGTGCCGTTGACTGTAGTTATGCGGATTTGATCTAGCGTTCCAGATATGGCTGTTGCTGATGTTCCTGCCGAAGATTGACCACTAACTCCGCCACTTGGAAGTAACACACTTGACGCAACCCATATATTCCCTGAGATGTTTGTGATAACAACGTGTCCGTTATAAGTAGAACCCGCTACGTTTGCCTGAGTTAAGACAAATCCAGCAGTACTAGTGTTTTGAGTATTTGCATAAGATGAAGCAACGCTTGCATAGTTTGCAGTTGCTATGCTACCGGATCCAATTCGTATTAAAAAACTACTTGTACCACTCGTACTTACCCCATTAAACATTACCGTAATCCGCTTAACCCATGATGGAATTCCGGTAAAGTCAATCGATGTTTGACCAGCGCAAGTAACAGAAGTACCACTCACAACCGGAGCCAGCGTACCTGTTACCGCCACTAACGTCTGTGTCGTGCTACCTGCTACCGCAGGAGCAGATACCGTAATCGAACCGGATGTATCGCCTGATAGAACTAAAGAAGCCATGATTAATCCTTTACATATATGACTGAAGATTGGCAAAATCTCCGTGCATCTCTTTTGCGGCGGTAACTCTGGCTTGCACCGCTTCACTTTCAGACTTAAAAGTACCTAAAGTGTATGCTTTCCCGTCTTTCCAAATCTGCGCCGTCCAATAATCGCCGTAGTTTCTTTTGTACACACCTTTATTCTTGCGCCCCGTTTTTCCAAACCGCCGGTTTTGGCATTGCTGTGCTCTTGTTGCTTTTCGCAAATTACTAATTGCATGGTTCTGCGGGTTGCAATCAATATGGTCTATTTCGGACTTTGGGTCTTCTCCGTAAAAAATCATCCAAGCGGCTTTTCCGCAAGGATACCCTCTATATTTTTTATCGTAGAGCAAATAACAAGTCTGATGCCCATTTTTCGCTGTCACTACCCCAACTTTATCGCCTTGTTTAACGCCAGCTCCGCCGTTGCGTTTCCAGTAAAAAATACCATCGTCGCCAACAACCCATGCTTGTTGAATATATGCTATCTCATCCGCAGGCACAAATCGTCTTCTCATGGGTTAGATTACCACCCAGCGTGAGCCGGTAGAGACGGTGACAATCACTGGCGCGGTGATCGCGGTCAGCGACACCGACTGCGAGTTATTGATCGTGTACGTACCTTGGCCACCTGTGCCGGTGCCCAACACCGTGATCGTCGTGTTGGCACTAATGCCCGAACCCAAGATCACCGAACCCACACCCACAGCCCCTGAGGTGACGCTATCAATCGTCAGCGTCGTGCCTGCGATACTGCCGGTGCCAACAAAACCTGCGCCCAGCGTAATCGGGCCGGTCGTCATGGCATTCTTGGTCGAAGGGATTGTATAGCTGATCGTGACGATTTGGTCGTTCTCGATGAACACCTCATCCGGCCCACCGCCTGTAGCACCCGCGTCGCCGCCCACCTGACCCCAGGCACCATTAACGTAGCCTTCGAACAGATCCAACGTGCTGTTGTAGCGGAACATGCCGTCCGTTGGGGCGGCTGGTCGGTCAGTCGTTGCCCCCACGGGCATCTGCACGTAACCGGTGCCGGAGAAGGTGACGTTCTGCGTGGCGGAGAGCGTGGTGAACGCGCCTGTGTTCGGTGCCACGTCGCCAATCGGTGGCGGCGAGCCGAACGACAGGTTGTCCACCGGCACCAAGATATTGTCGGTGGTGTACTGCAAGACGTCGTTCTCGTCGGTGACGACAAACTTGTACGCGATGGTCGGCTGCAGCCAGATGTTGGCCATGCCGCGCGAGTCAAGAATGATCGGGTTGGTGTTAGCAGTCGCACCCGTCTGGCTGGTGTACGTCGCAATGGGCGTCGTCGTGCCGCCAGCGTAGGTGTAGACCTTACCGGCAACGAGCGGGTCGCCGTTAGCGTCGAAGAATTGCTGCTTGGGTGTTGGGGTCAAGGATGCCATGTAATCACTTCCTTAGATTGTTCTGACTTTCGGCAGCTAACGCGTTCGTTACCTGTACACCGCCCAATGTAAGCGGGCTGCGCCCAGCTTCATACACCGCGCGGCCTGCTTTCTTAAATGGCTCAGCAAGTTTCTCACCCTTGGCCTGGCGCTCCAATGCTTTTTCCATCGCCGCTGCCGCAAGTTTAGGGTCAAGCATCTCGGTTGCCAACTCTAACGCAAGCTTCTTGTCGATCTTGCCTTGTAGCTTGGTTATGATCGTATTCGCAACCGACGCAACCCGGCTCATCAAGTTAGGCAGACGCGCTGCGTCGGTAGCGGGGAATACCTCGCCTGCCTTGCCGCCTTCACGCGCTTGCTTGGTAAACTCGGCCTCACGCGCCAAATCTTTGCGGATGCCTTCGACAACCTTTACTTGGTCAGGCGCTAAGATTTGATCTAGGTTTGTAAACCGGCTTTCGCCAGTCGAGCGTTTGATTGTCGTAGGCGCATTTTTTACTGCTTCAGAAAACACACCCGCACGCTCGCCAACAGACGTTTCAATCGCAGGTTTTAGCTTACCTTCCAAATACTGCCCAACCTGCATGACGTTAATCGGTTTGCTGGCCTCGGCAAAAGTTTCCTGCGCTGTGCGGTAGCCCGGCACAGCGTCAGTCAGCAACTCGCGAACATCGCGCAGTTTGCCTTTAATAAACTTAGTGTCTTCTTTAGCAAGCCGTGTTTTGATGCCGTCAATCACAGACACGATTTCGCCTGCATCCGACCGCAAAGTACCCGTCTTCTTATCTGCAATCAAATCGTCGCGGATTTGACGCATCTCGCGCACCAACTCACGGTTACCTGGGTTTTTGGCAATCAAATCGTCTAGCACAGGAATAACGCCGCTGACATCTGCCGTGCCTTGTTTAGCCGCTGTATACAGCGGTGTGCTTACGCCAGAACGCGCGCGCTCAGCGGCAGCTAATGCGGTTTGGTCTTGTGCGACTGTGCCCAACGCTTTACTGCGTGCAGCTACGTTCGCAGCTTCGCGCTCCATATATTCGCGAGGTTTGAGCTGAGACACCTGCTGTTGCAAGGCTGCGTAACGCGGTGCGGTCAACTCGCCCGCAACTACCACGCCAGCGGTAGGCATCCCAGACGCCACGTATTGATCGTAATTACGCAGTGCGTTGACGATCTCTTGGCCTTGGCCTTCAGCAGCTGCTAACAGCCCGGCTTCTTTAGGCGCCAATACGTTACGCACATAACCGACACCTTGTGCAGCGGCTTTAACAGGCACCGCAGCTGCTTTAACCACAGGAGTCAACGGGTTGGTGTATGCAGAAACTGCACCTAGACCCGTAGCGGTTTTAACCATACCTGCTTTTCCAGCAAGACCTGCAGCGCCGCCCACCAACGTAGAGAAGTCGGCCAGCACGCCGACTGGGTCTTCAGCAACTGCACGTTTAAAACCGTCCGTAGTACCGTAGCGTTGCTTGTAGAAGTCGCCTACTGCACCTGCGCTATCAATGGCTTGTTGCACGCTGGCGGGGTCATACGAGTTACTGACAATGGTTTTCTGCACTGACTCAGGCAGCGCTTTAAGGCCAGCGCCACCAATTAAGCGCAACAGATCGCGCGTTGTGTCGATGGGGCTAGACACAGCCGTCGCCAGCCCTTCCACCTGCCGCGCAAAGCTGCCAGGAATATTTGAAATTGCTGCGCCGGGCACTTCCTCCAAAGAGTATTTGCGAGGCCCTGGCACTTCGCTGACCGTCATGCTGTCAGGCGTAACCGTTACTTCCGGCAATGACGCTTCGTCAGTTAGCCATTGTTCACCGACAAGATACGCTTTCTTACCCTCTTTATTAGTGGCTGTTTGCGCGATAGGCTGCCACTGGCCGTTGACCAGTGCAACACGTTCACCAGTATTAGGGTTAGTTGCCGTCTCAAGAGCCATTATTTTTTATCCGGTACGAATCCAGCAGGTGGAGGTGGAGCGGCTCGACGTTGTTCAGGCGACATATCCATACCTTCACCTGCAAATTGGCCCTTACGCTCTCTCATCAAACGCAAAATAGTTAACCCTGCTTCTTTACGAAGTTTTGGCGGCAGCGTTGAATCCGCCAATTGACCTGCAGCTTCTTTGTACGACTGCGTATCTTTGTCTGACTGCGGGCCTTCAAAACGAGGCACCATTTTCAACACCATATCCGCAATCGGCTTTAGTTTTGCCGACGCAATATCACCTTTCGTAGCCATGCCAATAGTACGCGCGGCAATGTCAACCGCTTTACCTGCATAACTTCCAGTTGACTGATCAATCAAACCACCTTCTTTAGTGATTTCTGCAAGCTCTTTGGTAGTACGGTCAATATCGCGGCCTAAATTTTTCTCGGCTTGCTCAGCTTTAATTAAGTTAGGACTACGTTTGCCAGCATTAGCTTGTGTGCGGATAATTTGCCCAAACGCGTTGTAGAACGTGACGTTGCCTTGGTCATCTGTTGATGTGTGCGCAACTTTATTTGGGTTGTCGCCTTGCGCTGGTGCGCGCCCTGCGCGGGCAACCGCTTCTTTAAAGTCCAACAACGAGCCTTTAAACTGCTGTTTGCCCCGCGCTGGATCGGTTGCAAACTTGTACTCTTTAACAAGTTCGGGGTCAGTCGGCGCTTTTGGTTCTGCAGAGAATATGACGTCGCCGGTAGGCGACACAAGTTTATCGCCGACAACTACAGGCTTATTGGCCTCGCGTTCTTCTCTAGCTCTATTGCGCGCTATTTCAGCAATTTCTTTTG